AAAAATGACATTGTTAAATCGCGATTTTGCCCCGAAATTTTTATAAAATATTTTTAGAATGAGGGAACTACTTAGAACAAGCTCCTTGATTATGAGCGCGCGTTCTTTCGTTCAAGTAGGTATACCAGGTCTTCGATCTCTTGCTTTGACATGGCGCGCTCAACAGGGATGTTCCCGCCATCCGTTGTGAGAAGCCTCGGTTCGCCATCAACGAGTCTCGCCGTTGCGCGTACTCTGGTTGTAGCTTCCAGCTCTACGAAGATGTCTTGTTTACGCAGCTCGATTGCGAGAAGGGTGTAGTCCGGAGCCCCAACGTGGTTTCGCGCCAAACTAGAGCTACTACTCTGCACTGAATCTTTCATACTAAGATCTCGACAATCATAGGGCTAAGTCTTGGGTCTATTGCTTGAATTGCCACGAGTATGTTGAACTCTAGATGGTCCTGTGCTTCTTCTTTGTTTTTCATACCGTGCTCTGCGATGAGCGCTTCTATGATTGCGTGCTTGCAATAGATAGGTGCGTTTTTCGCAGTCTTGCCTATGATGCACTTGTTGAAAATAGACCTTGGTTCAAGCAAGAGCGCTTTGGGATTGAGATCAGGTATCAGGTCTGTAGGACTGCTCATTATCCACTCTCCGTCTTTAGTAACTTGGAGAACAGGATAGCGAAAGCAATCTCTGCGGTCTGCGGCACTACACCGTTTCCGAGCATACGCAACTCGTCAATTCGGCTAGTGCACTCTTGCTCGTCTCCACGCCAAAAGGGATCGCACCAGCCTACGGGGACTCCCATTAGGGTTTCGACCCATCGAGGATTAAGTAGTCCTCTGTGATCGACCTGCATTCCTTGCTCTAACTTAGGATCGTTACTAAGCCCTAACTGTCCCTTATTAACGGTGCAACTGATTTTGCCTCCTTCGGACACGGTCGGTGTTTGCCACGCTCGATTGCGGTGCTCCTCTTCCGCGAGTACAACGCAGGCAAGACAATGTCCTTTTCTTGATTCGCCTGTAGTCTTTCTTGGTGATCTCTGTCGCGTATTACCGGCGTCCTTATAGTCGTTAACCAAGGGCGTGTTCCACGCCCTTCCTGTACTATCTTTTTCGGGGCACTGTTCTTCGTGGCTCCCAGCTATGTTGTGATTGTCCTCTTCTTGCTGGCCATCTATGGCTCGCACTTGTAGACCCAGATCGAAGGTCTTCTGAAACCCGTCCATTCGATATGCTCGACCCTCCCCCCTCCAAGGCTCTCCTGATTTCGCGAATAAGTTTCTCTCTTTGCCCACTACGTTCACGGTTGGAGATCGCCAAGAAGAAGGCTCGTTTCCGTAAGTGCGGCGCGCCGACTTCAGCCGCGCTGAATGTTCCCGCCTCTGCGCTATAACCCATTCTTTCCAGTTCTCGGATGACATGGAGAGCCACTGGTGTACCTTCTGGGTCGTTCCAGTGGTCTCCTTTGAGCTTTGAGGAGAAGATTCCTTCGACATTCTCGAGGAACACGATTGGTGGCTCGAGGATTCGGATGCCTTTTGCAATATCTGGCCAGAGATGTCTGGGGTCCTCGCTCCCTCTCCGTGCGCCTGCGCTACTAAAGGGTTGACACGGAAAACCTCCAGAGAGGAGGCCCACTCTTCCGCGAAACTGTTCCCACGGGAAGGTTTTAAGATTCGTCCAGATAGGAGCAACATCCATTTGGTTCGCTTCCATCTTCGAGACCAGGTTTGCGCAGACGACGGCTTCGATCTCCACATAAGCGATTGTTCGCAGAGTTGGGATAATTCTTCCGAGTCCTTTGTCGATTCCAGCATATCCTGTGCAGAGTGAGAGGTGTGTAAGTTGATCGGGAGTATCCACATGACTGTCCTTTCGCGATGTGCGTTTTTGTTGTATAAAGTTAGACAGTTCTTTTGTCAACAAAGAGGAACAATTATGCGTATTTTAGTGAAAGACTCTGCGCTCCGTCACGTTGTGATAGATGCGTTAGAACGAGGGCTTACGATTAGGGATGCTGCTAACTTAGCAGGAATCTCTGTATCTGCGATTAAGAACCTGATGGACATATGGGGTAAATACTCGTCCTTCGAGGATGAATCGGAGGCCGAGTCTTATCTCATGGGGTTTTCGGAGGCTGATATTAAGGCTTCACAGGACTTACATAAGGCGATTACGCATAGGAATATGCGCTGGATTGAGATGGGCGAGTCCGGGGGCTCTCCTGCGAAATCCGCGATGTGGTTCTTAGAGCGTCGTGCTGGTAAGGATTGGGCTCCACCTAAGCAGCAGGTTGAGTCTCACGTTGTCCAAGAGTCGCGTAATTTGTCTTTGGAAGAGTCTTTGAACACTGCGCTGCGTTCTCTTGGTGTAGATTCGGATGCGATTTACCAGAGCGGGGATTACTGGGCACGTCTTGCGACAGCGAGTGCGCGAGGAGAAAATTTACCTGCGCTCCCATCGGAGTCCTCGGATGAATGACCGGCAGAAGCTGCGTGCTCTGTATTACGCACCAGACCGTATTGCGGAAGCTGCAAAGCTGATGCGCTGCCGCGTAGAGATCGTGGCTGATATATTGTTGGGTGCGCATCGTCCGTATGAACATCAGATCGCGACCCTCGCTTCTTACCTGGACTGTTCTTCTGCGTCGATCTGTGCTTTGCCTGATAATCCGCTTCCGATTCACAAGTTGAAGACAACACGTCCTACGCTCGACGAAGAATCAGCAGCCTCTAAGTTGTGGAGAGCACGTCGTTTCTACGATATTACGTTACGTCAATCTCCGAGCATGGATCCAAAAGACGTTCTTGAACGGATTGAGAAGACCAGTGGTTACTCGAAGAGTCTCTTAAGTGTTTTGCCTTATGCTACGAGCGGATTACTTTGTGAGATGTCGGACTTAGAACGGGATTGGGGGCGTGTCTTCACTGCGCGCTCTATTTATAAGGCAGGCGCTTCGATCAAGGAGGAGTTCCGCATTTATATGAAGAGCTTTAGTGCCCTTCATTACAGAACTAGGTTTAACATTGAGATCAAAAAAAGATCTATACAGTTCGACCCTGTTCTGATAGAACAAAGAGCGACAGACCTACTCTCTCAAGGTATGACCAAGGGAGAGGTTTGTATGTGGTTAAACGACGATGGTTGGACTACAAGGACTGGATTCTTTTGGTCTCGTCGTTCTTTAAATTTGTTCCTAGCGAAAAAGGGGAGAAACAAATGAGCATAGAGAAAGAGCACTTAGAGCTTTGCGTTCGTCTCTTGGAGATGGCGATCGAGAATACGCTGCCGGAGGCTTTGGCGCGTACACAGATTAGAAAGCTCGAGCGTCGTATTGAGCAACTTGGTAGCCCTGATGCTGCTTTGTTTGCGCAACTCGAAGCGTATCGTCGAATGCATAAGTCATGGAACGATATTGCATTGATCTTGAACAAGGGAGAGGACACTCGCTTCCGTGCGCGTAGAGCTACAGAGTGGACTCCTGCGAACATTCGCATGTGGCATCGTCGCTACACGGCAGCAGAGGCAAAGGCAAACGCATGAATCAGGAACTTCTTGAGCTTACAGTGGGTGTTCTTCGTACTTCGATGGATAAGTATCTGCTTGCCGTTGAAAACATCGACCTCTCGCAAGACTTCTTAAGTATTGTGAGCGACAAGCTTCGTGCTTCTGGCGAAGAGAACATTGATCAGATCGTGATCCCCCAGGTGATCTTGCAAGAAGCGGCTGCGTTACACGGATTGCTTCTTGCGACGCTCGCGTATTCTTATGACCCGCACATTGACGGGGTACAGGTCGCGGAGAAGATTGAGCTTCCAATCGCGGTTGCGCGTGCTCGTTTTGAAGCTGTTGTGCTTTCTATTACGAGGTACATGGAAACCGTTCCAGAGGTCTTCGAGATCATTGGTGAGCTTGATGCGGATAACGACTAACGATCTGATTCCTTTGTGGGAGATCGGTGAAAATCAGTCCCGTATGATCCAGCACATTGAACTACATGTTCGATGGGGCGGGCCAGGGGAGTTGACCAGTCTTTTAATGATGATCGAACACAAAATCTCTTCTTTGTCTGATCGCGAGATCGACACCTGCGTAGAAGAGACGCACCGTCCTCTTTATTATAAGCGAGAGAGCGGCGTTGAGGTGATCGATGTCATCGAAGATTGGAGACTGGGCTTTCACCTTGGGAATGCGCTCAAATACATTGTGCGAGAAAAAAGGGATCGCACTGCGGACCTTGAAAAGGCGCGTTGGTATATTCAGCGTTATCTGTTTCATCACAACTTAGCACCGGAGTCGTAATGCCTGTTTATCAGTACCGATGTAAGAAGTGCGGGGCAGAGAGCCAAGAGATTCAGCGCATGGGCGAGCCTCCTGCGATCTGCAAGAAGTGCGATATTCCAATGGAGCGCAAAATCGGAAGAACGAACTTTGCGCTACGCGGACGCGGCTGGTTCAAGGACGGGTATTAGGTCTTTGGTGCGTTCTTATCGAGAAAGTCGTGAAAGAGTTCGTCTCCGCTTTTTTCTGCGGTAAACTTCTCTACTTTTGAGAGCCTGCCTGGTCTATTTGTGTCTCGTTGCGTTTCTTTAGGCATCCACTCTTGGACTTTATCTGGGACGTTGCCGATTGCTTTCAGTTTTTCTTCCCCTACGAAGATTGAGAGTCGGGTAATAATTTGATCTTGCAGGTGCTCTAGTCCTTGGCGCAAAATATCTTTGTCGATCTGGGCATCTCTAAGGCGAGCGATTAAGCTGTTCTTATCGTCTTCTAGTTCTGCTATCTGATCTTTTAGGTGTTTCAGATCCTCTGGATCGCGCCCTGTGAAGATCGCGATAGAGGACGAAATAGAACCTACGATCATCCCTACGATCCCTGTAATGATATCTTTGTTCTCTTGTGGGATTTTGACGTAGGTCAGGAAGAAGATTAAACCTACAACAAGAACAAGAAAACACAAACTAGCCATCCAAGAGCGAATATTTTTATCTTTAAACATGGAGATTCTCCCTTAATGAAGGCAAAGCATATCAATAGAAGGATAGAGCATTGTCTATTCCTTGCTAAAAATTCGCCCTGTACTCGCGCTCGTTTCGGGGCTTTAATCTTAGACCCCGCCCGAAACAGTGTTATCGCAGAAGGTTGGAATGGTCCTCCAAAGGGGGACTATGCACTTTGCGGCGGGCCTCAATGTACTCGTTCTTCTTGTTCGATTGAGAGTGGTACGCAGGTTCAAGTGGGCTGCGTACACGCTGAGATGAATGCGATCTGTAACGCCGCAGCACAAGGTAGCTCTACAGAGGGTTCTTGGTTGTTCGTTAACGGTGCGCCCTGTCTGATGTGTGCTAAGTTAATTCACCATGCAGGCATCAAAAAGGTTATACTTCTCGCGGGTGGCTACGGTGTTTTGAACGGAAAAGAATATCTCGAACAAAACGGAATACCCTGTGAGGAGGTAGACAATGAGTAAGGCAGAGGTTGCTCGCTCGAGCGCAATCGACATTGCGCAAGAAGAATGGGAGATGGGTATTAAGGATCCGTCCTCTAAATACTTTGTTGACCGAGAAGGTGGCCTCTACAAGGCTCAAAAGGTCGACGGTAAGTGGGAAGCAGGGGAGTACATCGAAGATGAGCATGAGATGTACACTTATAGCCGTATTGTTGATTACATTCAGGATGGACTTCAGTGGACTTGGATTGAAAAGTACAGAAATCGATCTTTTCAGTGGTGCGGGGCATTCTGTAGTTTTCTGTTTAGAGATTCTGTGAAGGATGATCTGCGGCATAAGCGCTTTAGCTCGACCTATCGTCTTCACCAGTGGGCAAAGGAAGATCCTTCGCTCGTTGTCGACCTAAAGGACATTCAGCCTGGTGACATTGTGATTGTTGGCAAGTCTCTAAAGAACGGAGGCAAGTCCTACGGTGATCACATTACCCTTGCGATTGATGTGGACTCATCCGGTGTTCATACGATTGAAGGTAATGCGTTCGGAGAACACTTCTCGGGCACGCGCTGCGAGGGAGTGATTAAAGAGTATCGTCCTTTCAAAGGTAAGGGCGATAAGTACAAGGTGAAGTTCGCCTATCGCATTCAAGATCACCATATTAAGGACGAGTATCTTACAGATGCGTTCGCGATTCCTCCTTCCTGCGCTGTAGAGGAGACTCTCGATGATTAACGATGAGTTTATCGAGTATCTAAGGGAGTTTAGTACCTCGGATCAACTCGAGAAGGCGCAGAAGACTGCGGGAGAGTCTGTATCTGCGCATCGCACAGCGCAGGATCTCCCTCCTGCATCTTCCTTTAGCGCGTACATGGCAGACACGACCTCTAGTTCTTCTCATCAGGGAACGAGGGGGATGGATTATGATCTTCTCCGCTCGATGTCGCGAGTGCCTATTATCTCGTCCATCATTCAGACTCGGTGCAACCAGGTAGCAGAGTTCTCTTCACCGCAGAGTGATCCTTATTCGGTTGGGTTTAAGATCCGAGTAAAAGACCGGACTGCAGAGCCTACTCCTGATCAGCGCGATCGTATTCGTAGACTTACGGACTGGATTCAAACTTGCGGGTACGGGAACGAGTTTGGGTATGCGTCTACCTTTGATGCGTTCCTACGAATGCTCACACGGGACAGTCTGATGTTTGATCAGGCGTGCTTCGAGGTTGTGCGTAATCGCGTGGGACACGTTATTGGGATGATTCCAGTGGATGCCTCTACGATTCGTCGTGCGACTCCGTCTGAGCGCGAGGTTCAAGCGGGGCAGGTCGATTGGAATAGCACTGCTTATGTTCAGGTAATGCAGAACAAGGTCGTTGCAGAGTTTGGTGCTTCGGATCTTTGTTTTGGTGTGCGCAGGCCTCGAACTTATGTCTATTCACGAGGCTACGGATATCCAGAGTTGGAAGAGCTGCTTAAGACGATCACTTACTTCTTGAATGCAGAGACGTATAACGCGGCTACTTTCACAAACGGGATTCACGTCAATTCTATTCTCTCTGTGAAAAGTAAGATGAGCCCCCAGTTATTCCGCGCGTTCAAACGAGAGTTCTACTCTATGTTGTCCGGCGCGAATCAGGCGAAAAGGACTCCGATTCTTCAGCTCGACCCCGATGCGAATGAAGAGGTGAACTCTGTGAACCTTTCGGGGAGTCCAGAGGAGATGGGGTATCAGCAGTGGATGAACTATCTGATTAAGCTCGCGTGCGCGCTCTTCCAGATCGACCCCGCAGAGATTGGTTTCGTTTACGGTGCTGAAGGCCACTCTCGTTCGATGAACGGAGAGTCTCCAGAGTCGCGAATCACAGCGAGTCGAGATAAGGGCCTTCGTCCTCTGCTTCGTTCTTTGGAGCAGTGGATCAATCGTTGGATCGTCTCACAGGTCTCGGATGATCTTGAGCTTGCTTTCGTCGGTTTCGATGCGTCGAGCGAGGAGACCAAGCTTAAGAGCGATGTTCAGCGCGTCCAATACTTTATGACGATTAACGAGATCCGCGCAGAGTACGGACTTGAGCCGCTTGAGCGCGGTGGCGACATGATCTTGAATCCTTCGTATATCCAAGGCACTCCAATCTTCGAGGCGTCCGCGCAGGGTGCAGGTATCGAAGAGGGTGCGCTTGCGGGAACAGGTATCGCGGAAGAAGAGCCTGCTGAAGAAGAAACGATCGAGGAAGAGCCTGTGCCGATTGAGGAGGTCATTGGTAAGAGTCTTCTTTCGGATGAGCCACTAGACCTTGATACTCTTTTAGAGTCGATCTCTTGGGAGGACTCTGATGAGTAAATCTTTTATTGTACCACTTGCAGTGCGACAAGCAGCTAAACGTGGTCTTAAACTTCGTCGAGAGCATGGTCGTGGAGGACTTTCTTCGCGGCAGGCACGCGCTGCAGGTGTAGGTTCTGGCGTTCAGCGTGCGAGTAATCTAGTTCAGGGTCGCGTCTCTTATGAGACCGTGAAGCGTATGCTTTCTTTCTTTCGCAGGCACAGCGCTTACCGTAAGTATCATAGAGATAAGACCTCCGCATCTTACATTAGTTGGCTTTTGTGGGGCGGCACGCCTGGCTTTGAGTGGGCAGAGCGGACTGTTCGCAAAGAGGAAGAGCGTAAGGATAAGAAGAGCGTCTACCTCTCTTTCGCAGATGCGCTGGTTAAGGCTCCCAAAGTCCCAGAGAAGTATCTCTCAGGTCTTAAGGACAAGGAGCGAGAGGCTCGCAAGAAAGAGATTCAGCGTCGTATTAAAGAGGGTGGTAGTTACGAAGATCTACCGGGGGATGACGCGAAGACAAAGCCTTCTAAGTATTCTCGTACACAGCTTGCGAAGAAGGTTCGCGAGGAAATGAATACCAATACGAAACGAGGCTTCATTGCTGCGGTTCATAAGCTTACGGGAATCCCTGTTCGTATCTTGAACAAGGTTCACGAGCGGGGTGCTAAAGCTTGGGCAACCAGTGGTCATCGACCGGGCGCTACGCAGGTTGCTTGGTCTCGTGCCCGTGTCTATAGCTTCGCAACTGGAGGTAAGACGCAGAAGACTGCGGACGCTGACTTGTGGCGCGAATATAACGAGGCAAAGAAAGCTCGTCCTTCCGGTGGTCGCTATACCAGAAAGATCCCCTACGTTGGTGCAGACGGTAAGTTTCGTTACAGGTACTTTTATCCTGGTAAAGAGAAAAAGGAACAACGTGCTTCAGATCCTGATCGTCTCTCCATTGGGCAGCGGTTAAAGATGAAAGACAAAGAGGGCAACATTGGTTCCTTCAAAGTGCTTTCTGTCGATAAAGAGAACGAAAAAGTTAAACTACAGACTCCAAAGGGTCGAGTAGTTGTTGTCGGGCTCGCAGAACTAGAGCGTACACTACGCTCGCAGTCGCGAGAGGTTTAATTACACACTGTTCTTTTGTTTGGTATAGTGCGAAATAGTTAGGAGACGATATGCCATATCCAAATCAGCACGCTGCTCGTCAAGTAGATCCTACTCGTTTTCAAGAGTTCCGTCGTTACGCCCCGAAAGGTTTTCCAGAGGGGATTGATTTGGTCCTTGGGATTGATGCTCAAGGCAAGTCCGAGATTCAAAGTGTCCGCGCTGATTCAAGCAAGGTGACTCTGGAGGAGTTTCGTTCTTTCCTCGAGGAGAACGATTTTAAAGACGAGATCGAAGAGGCTACTAAAAAGTCACAGGATTTCTTTTCTACATGGGTTCCGTTGGACTTGATCTCTAAGGGAGACGCCGAGTCGGACGAAAACGAAGAAAAAGTAGAAAAGAGTTCGATCGCCTATATTAAAGGGGTCGTCTCTACAGATGACACGGACTTTGAGGGAGAGCAGGTTAACCAAAAAGGGCTTGATTGGAGCTACTTTCTCAAGCACGGATGGTTTAACCATGAGCATCGCCCTGGGCCAGAGGCAGTGCTTGGGCACCCACTTAAGATCGAGGCTGGAGACCACGAAACTGTGGTCGAAGG